CTACCCCAAGTTTGCAGGTGTCATCAATCAGTTCCCGGATCACGCCCTCGAACCCACACCCTGAGTCCGACATATCTAACTGGTCATCTATCTCGTCGCGCATGGCCAGTGCGCATTTTTTGGCCTTCTCGATGTCCCTCGCCGCCAAGTCTGCGACGGTCGCCTGCCGTTGCGTCCCATTGTCGTTCACCATGACCGGGGTACCGTTCTTGGTCAGACCGGTATTTTTCTGGCTCATCTTCTCAACCAGTTCAGGCACCGTGGATGGACGCAAGTCCCAGTTCCGGTCATCGGTTGGCAAGGCAATATCAGCGCGGCGCGCCGCGGCGGTGTCAACTTTGCGCTTGGTGACATTGACCACCAGAGTCGAGCGAACCCGCGTCTGTTCTGCGGCTTCCTGCGTGGTCAGATACCCCTCGACCTGTGCGCGAAGCCCGGCATACATGCGCGTGACTTCATCGCGCCCTTCATAGGCTTCAATGTCGTCATACCAGCGCGCATCGATCCCGGATGCTACCCGTGCGTCTATTGCTTTCTGGCGCTTGCCAGCAAGGTCGATCCCCAAGGCTTCCAAGATAGCAAGATCTTGTACCTCATCCCGCTGCTCGACTTCTTGGGTTACGGTTGTCCCTGTTTCATCGGACTGCATGGCGTTAGCGGCCATTTCCTGCCTTCGGTTTATGATGATACATCCCAAGATTCGCTGCTGGGTTGAACTTTGATTTTGTTCCAAGCACCTTGTTTGCCTTCGCATCAATCTTCGCCTTCTGACTTGGCGAGAGATTACCAGCTTTCACTTGTTGGGTCGCACGTGCCTTCGCGTTTCCGGCGTGCGCTTTATCAGGCATCGGGTACTTACGCACGCCCGGTAGTCCGAATTCACTTTCCGGCAGGCTAGTACGCAGTTTTGCGTTAATAATGCCCATTACATCTTCCCCATCATCGGCCCGCCAGGCTGACTCGCCATTTGCCTTTGTGCGCGTACCTTGTTCCACATCTGGTCTTTGTTAGGTGCGGCTGATTGTGGATTGGCCAGCAAATCTTTGGCGGCCTGCAATGCTGAATCAACATCTTGGAATGTCTGCTCGTTGCCTCCAGCAGGTTCAGATTCTTGCCCATTCGCCCCCATCGGTTCAGCCTTTGGTTCACATTCCCCAACGCTGTATTCGCCAGTCTGATCGTCAAATTCTATTTCCACACAAATTTTCGCCATGACCTATTTCCTTTTCTTTGGTTTACGCTTCACAGATTTCTTTGCTTTCATCTTCGAGTTGATTAAACCAGGCACAACATAGGCTGCTACACGGGATGCGGCTCCTGGACTATCGTATGTTTGCATTTTGAATGTGGTCTCCTTTTACCTTCGGTTACATCTTCGGGCGTAGATCGGGTAGTTCCAAATACCCAGAATGGATGGGATGGATTTACCTGCGAAACTGCCTGCCCTGCGACCGCCATACAATCCTGATATGAGCCGGGTGATTTCACCGACAGGATGTACACCGCCATTGGCTAACTCCTTGCCGGCAAAACTACCACCACGCCTGCCTCCGTATAATCCAGTGACTAAGCGGGTTAATATTCCGACAGGATGACCTACTCCTGCATCTGCCGGTTTACCTGCAAAACTTCCTGCTCGCTTCCCACCCCATAGCCCTGATACTGGCCGGGTGATCATTACGACACCGTAAAGGTATCCCCGCTAACGGGTGCTGTAGTCAACGCAGTGACAGTCAAAACTCCTGCTGCTGTACTTGCCGTAATATCAGTGCTTTGGCCTCTCAATGCAGTAGTTGTTGTCGCATCATCGAAACTGATTATCTTGCCCTTGAACTGATCTGTAACGTTTGCCGCAGGATTCATTGAACTGGTCACAATGCTGGTCGTGCTTGAACCAGTCCCTACGGTTGCTGTAGTATTTCCCAGCAAGACACGTTTGAATTTGGTTGCTGCTCCGGTATCTCCGGTTACGGCTTCCACATCTGCATCCACAATACCGCCCGCAGTTATGGCTATCGAAGCAAAGTTGGTCGGGAATGTCTGGGTGAGCGAGTATCCTGTCTTGCCGATATTCCAATCGCCCTTGCCATTGAGTGCCCCTCCCGTTATCCCTGCTGAGGTCAGCCAGTTGGGTGTGATTGCCGGAAGGTTTGTCAGATTGGTCGTGGTTGTTATCGTTCCCGCCGTGATATTGGTCGTGCTTGCGACTGTCGCAGGGAATGTCGCTGCAAGGAATCCGGTCGGCTGTGTATAAGTCGCCATCTTTGTCGCAATATCTGCGCTGACACTAGCTCCGGCTGGTGCACCCAGCCGTGTGAATGCTGCTGATGATTGAACCGTGAACTCAGCCACAACTTCACCCACAACCGATACGCCGCCGACTGTGCCTGTCGAAATATAAAGCCCATAACTTTTTCCTGCCTCATATCCGTTCGCAGCAGTCGCTACTATAGTTGCCTGATTCAGGCCGGTAACGGAGGCTCGATCAACCTGTACGCTGACCCCAGCTGTTATCGGGGTGGCATTATTGGATTCCAGTACCGACAGAACCGGCGAACCCAAAAGGGAAGTGGGGACACCCGTTGAAAATGAGCGGGTTGTAAAGTTGAAGTAAACTGTTTCTTCTAGGGTGATGTCTCTCATGCCAATCCTCCATTATATCCAGCCAGTCCACCTTTTTCTCCCGCCAAACTAAATATCCTTCCGCTGGCCGCTGATTTCAGCGCTCCAATATCTGAAACTAGTGCCGCCCCAAGCATGTCGTATGTCAGATAGGCCTTTTGTAACGTATGTCCTATCAACACGCTGCCAGCTGCCGGAATATAATTACCATTGCCTGCTGCCGTTCCATCAAGAGATGCGTCTGTGGTATAGCCAAGTTGTCCGTAAGTAGTATTTTTCCCGGTGACGAACGCAATGTTGATGCTGTCATAATCACACGTATATGTCGGATCAACAGTTCCATCGTAACGATTGTCAGAAAAATTGACGCCGTTCTCCATCGCCCAGTTACCAGTGCGCCGGCCATCGGCAGTACCAAACAGATCGGCCTTGATATTGAATGAACGGAAGGCATTATTTCGGCAAAAGATGTTGAATCGGGTATTAGCTGCTGTACCTGTTTCGTTGTAGAATAAATTGCAACGCTCTCCTATCACAGTATTGTGTGCAACAATTGCATTATCTAACTGCAATGTAGACGAATCCGCGCTGACCCACAAACACATCTGGGAACCTGAGATCGCCTCAATTATGTTCCCGATGACAGCATAGCCGGTCTTCGCGTTATTTTCCCCGATCCTGATTATGCCCGCAGCACTCGTAGTCGCTTTTGCATAAAATGAATGTGCATAGATAATGTTATGTGTTAGTGGTGCAGTACTGCTTGCTTTATCTTTTATCCTGACGGTATCAGCACCACTTCCGACTGATTTGGTTGCTATGATTGTGCTCTGCGCCCCCATAGTACTCCCGACTTGTAAAGAGCATCCGGTGTATGAGTAACCTACTCGCGCAGAGAAATCATCCAGATTATCCTTAGTAGTCCATGTGCAATTATTAAAGAACGTCCCTTCTGTCCTGTACCCGATTCCGACCGTGCCGTTTACCGTAGCAGGACTGAAAGTGCAGTTGTCGAACCACAGTTTAGCTGATGCAACATTTCCGCCATCGAGCCAATTATTCCCGGTAATCGTGAATCCAGAATATCTGACCTTCGTGCCCTTGTATGCAATGTAAGTAGCCCCGCGATCCAAAGTTACCGAATCACCTGGGTTTGGCATGATCTCAATAAAACACCCTGTCGCAGCCGTCGATGCCGGAGTTGATCCTAAAATTCCGAGCGTCGTGCCTCCGCTCTTGGCGTATATGATCGACACCTTACCTGCGGCATCAGTAACTACAGACAGTGCTTTACCGATAGTCGCATAAGGGGTTGCCGACGAACCATTGCCCGTTGAGTCATTACCGGGAGTTGTTGGATGGTCTGTCGCGGCAACATAAATCGATGTGGTCGTAGTTGGATTAACCCTGAATTTTATTAACGTCAGTCCGAGAATATCATCCGTGCTGGTTGTATCGGTACTGGTATCAATTATTGAAGCAGCATCGCCAACAAGTGGATAGGCGATAAATTTCAGAGTTACATCATCGCCCGCCGTGAAACTGGTGATAGGGACAGACAGATCATAGCTTTCATACGCAAGACCACTCGCGCTCATAGTATGGCTGGTCTTGCTGGTTGCTGTCCCACTTACTACATTTGAGTGCTGATCCGTCGCTGATAGGGCAACGCAAGCAATACCGTGGCCGTGATAGGCAATACACCCCATAGATGTTGCATCGGTGACAGCCCTCCATGCAGGTGTATGCCCCCATGCCCACTGAGCAATGACGATTGGATATACAAGCGTCGAGTTGTTTGTGACCGATCCAGCACTCACAACGGCTGATGTTTCCGATGCGCCCCCGGTATTCGTTGCCCATGCAGCCGATATAGTTACGGTTGGCGCAGTCCCCGATTTGCCCGCTCCAGTGTTGTCATCCAAATAGACAGATTCAGATAGTGCAACGCGAACTATCAGGTTCGTTCCATCGTAAAATTCATCGGGCGTATTAGCAGCCAGTGTTACTGGAGTTGCTGTTGGCGTGAATGTTGCTGCTGATGTTCCACCTGTCCAGATATTAGATGTATTTGGTGTTCCGGTAACTGCTTTTACCCGAAGTTTTGGTCCCGCTGCCTGACCACCAACAATAATTGCCGTTGCCCCGGAAGTGGCTTGTGTAACTGTCTCGCCATCAACAAATGTACCTGTCGTAAAGGTGCCGACTATTGTCGCAGTCGAGTATGGAACACGCACAACATGCGTTCCATAGAGTGTACGATTGATTGTTCCGAGTGTACCAGACGAATTATATCCTTCTGATACAACAGCAAGCGTGAACTTTGGACTGGCCGTCGTAGGCGGAGCGTTTCCAAGGCTCCCGAAATCATACGTCGCACCCACGACAAATCCTGCGATAGTCACATCTGCTGACCACCCGCTTGAGCGGACTACGGTAGAAAGAATATCACCTGTTGCCACTTATATCACCATTGTAGATAATAGTAGGTCTAGTCATTATTCACCTGTGCGTTGCTGAATGCTCCGCTGATCTCGGAACCAACCGCATTCATCGTTATTAAATGCGACGAGTTCCAGTTGCTAGGGCGAACAATTTGCGTGTTCGTCCCATCAGCGATGGGACTGGTAAATACGTGATTAGCTGTTATTGGCATAGCTAAATCCTAGCCAATTTATGCAGATGCTAATTTAGCGATACTTTCCTTGACCTTGGCCAGCCGCTGCTCGGCGGCATTGGCCTCATCAGTTGCACTGCGCACGCGATCCTGTTGCGCAGTAATCTCGCTGGCCAGTTTGGATTTTGTCTCATTCAGGTCATGAATCTGCCGAGCGATGCCATTTGCCTGAAGTTGCGCCTGGTTGGTCGCATCCAGTTTGATCTTCGCGGCTTGCTGTTCTGCCATCGCCAGGATTGCAGTCGCCTGCTCGTTGGCAGTGAAAATGGCCTTGGCGGTGATGTCCTCGGTTTCCTTCTGCTTGGCAGCACGCTTGGTCTTGGCCTGCTCGATCTCATCTACCAGGTTGGCCAGTTCGGCACGCGCTGCTTCGGCGGCCTGCTTGGCAGTGTTGGCAGCGGCTTGCTGTTCGGCGGCGGCTTGCTCGAAAGAGCCGATTTCGTCCAGTGCGGCGGCTGCGGACATCAACCCCTCATACTTGACTGCCATCCTTTTAAGCAGTAGCCCAGCATCATTGTATTTTGACATGATCTCTCCTTATGCACGTTTGAATCCACGGCGTGCGACTACCGTGCATGTGATGGTTGCGCCAGCCCCAACAGCGGACAGTCTGGGGCGCGTAAACTCAGGAACCTCAGTAACTACCTCAATTCCATCGGCGGTCTTGCTGATTGCAGTGCCCTGCGGATCCACCAGCGGGACATAGGTTGTCCCATCACCGCCCTCTAGTATCGCTGTAGCGCCACCCCATGTACCCAAAAAATACACAGTACGATCAGCGAACTCAGCCCATCTACCCTCTATCGGTGATCCAGTTGGATCAGCCGTAGTCAGCGCCCAAGTGAACTTCATTACCTGTTGATTGCCTTCCGACAGGTCAGATTGCACTCTTGCTACGGTCATTTTTACCTCCTGAAATAAAAAAACCACCCGAAGGTGGCTATTGGTTGTTGATGCTGTAATCCTCGCGGCGGCGCAATCTGTGTAGCCACATCTATGCGGCTGCGCGTTTTACCCTGCTTGCCGGGATCGCTTTACGCGATAAAGTCCGATTGCGGCTGTTACCAGCACCAACACGAAAAACCGCTCAATCTTTCGTCTTGTTACTAAATCCCAACAGTACGATCAAGAACACCATAACTGGCCATGCGCGGTATTGGCGTATCCTCGTTGCTGATTTTGTCCACTATCATTGCAAGCAAGCGTACAGCATCACAGCCATGGCTGAACTCGTCGTGTATCGGTCTGCCCGGCTCCCCGGTCTTTGCTGACACATCCCGGCGGTAGCGCTTCAGACACTCCACCAACCGCTTCCCACCATCATATTCCCAACTATCGTTTTCGTAGTCAGAATTGTCGATATAGAGCCTTGGGAACATCATGCGCACCATCTTTATACCCTCCTCCGGGTCAGTGGCCCCTTGAGGTGCTTCAACGCGCTTGCGCCCCAGTCCTTCGAGTATTTGCTTTGGGCTTTTCCCTGTGTCTGGCCTGGTCTGCTTGCCATCATGGGGCAGCCAATCTGTTCCCCAAACATATTCCAATGTGTTCAGTTCGGCCACACACTGCGCATAGGTCTTGTATGATGCTTCCAAATAGCCGATAACCATCACCGCCGAGGCCATGCGCTGCACCAGCAGGATGCTCATCGCATCGTTCCACCCCAGGTCCCAGATCGTATGCACCGGCATACTGGGATCATATGGAATTGGCCGAAAGCGCTTTTTCAGGAGTAGGTCGCCAATCTCCTTGGCATAGATCGCGCCGGCCACGGCTTTCCTGCAATTACCCAGCCAGATGTTGTCGTACTCATCTCTGTCCGTCAAGCGCATCCGCTCGCGCCCGTTCGACAGCACATCCGAGAACCACGGATTATCCTGCCATGTCATTTTGACCACGGCGGCATCTTCCGGGGTGTTGACCACAAAGTAGTCGTAAATGAAATCAGAATCCAGTTGCGGGTTGAAGGTAAACCACAATTCTGAACCCGCCTTGCGGATAGTTGGCTCCAAGATATTGAATGAGCGCTTGCTCAACGTCTCAGCCTCTTCCACCCATACAATATCAACTCCCTCGTAAGACTTGATTTTGTTGGCATCCAGATCGCGCAGACCGGCAAAAATGAACTCGGTGCCGTTTTGCCCAGAGATAGCGTTTTCGCCGGTCTTGTAGAATCCGCTCAGTCCGAGATTCTCGATCTGATCCTTGAGCAGCGCCATCACCGAATCGGCCAACGTTTTCTGAATTTCCCGCGCGCACAGTATGCGCAACGGCCTCGACGCGCCGATGGTAAGCAATGCCCTGGCTACTCCCCATGATCGGCCTGCATCCCGCCCGCCCCATGCCACCTTGAACCGCTTGGGCTTGAACAGGAAGTCCAGCTTGGGCGGGAAATGAATAGGCTCGACGCCACTGGCTTGTTCTACTGCACGCACCACCTTCTTAGGCTCAGGCGGCTTTTGTTTCCTCATTTCCCGAAGACCACCGTGAGTGCCATGTTCACGGGACCACCACCAGCCCCAGTATGCTCAACGGAGGATAGTTTTGGATGCAGGTACGGTGCTGCAGCCTTGGCCGCTTCAAACCGCATATTCTCCATCGCTACTACAACTTCAGGCGCGCAATCCTTTGGGATTTCCCGACGCATCACATTCAACATGTAATCCAACGGCATAATCCCGCTCTCGCGCGCGGCCTTGATTATCGCGTTCGTCTTTTTGTTGGGCACGCCAGGCTTCCTACCCCCGCGCCTCTCGC